CCCAGTATCTTATTTTTTAACTTGGTAAAGGGGGGTGGTAAACTTCAATACTGAATAGAACGAGGTTATAACACCTTTCTAAAAATTTAATTTCCTAATATTTATACATATAGAGAAAAAAATATATTAAATAATATTTGATTATCTGATATATTATTTGTATATTTGTAGTAAACATTAAAAATATAATAAAATGACACCTAAAAATTACGATTCTCAAAAAAGTATAGCAGAAAAAATTCTGAATGTTTTAATTGATTATGATTCAGATATAAAACTTTACAATAATGCTATTGAAGATTTTAATGAACTTGGAGGATTAGATGGTATGTCTAAAATTATGAATTGGGATGACTCTCAGAAAAATAATTGGCATCGTAGAATTCAAAATGTAAACTTACTAAAATGATAGATAAAAGACAACAACTCAATCAGTTACTTGAAGAAGCACAGGCTAATTTAAATCTCTATGTAAGTGGTCACGATGATTATGCAATACATAGATACAACCAGATAATGGATTATGTACGAACACTTAACGCCAAGTCATAAAATAATATCTTATTCAAAACTTTGCACGTTTGTAGACCATCAGATAAAAGTTTTTAAACAAGAGATAGAAGGAATAGAAAATAATGCATTATATTATGTTTTACAAGACCCTGATACACTCAAAGAACTTTCCAACTTACAATCAGGTTTAGAACAATGGGAATGGTTTAAAGAAATAATACAAGAACAGCTAGAAATATTAGAAATATGAAATTTTGTAAAAATTGTCAAAAGACAAAAGACGAATCAGAGTTTTCTAAAAACTCAAAAAAGAAAGATGGATTACAAGCGTATTGTAAAGAATGTAATAAAAAAACCAATAAAAAGTTTAGAGAGAAGAATCCTCAATATTGGTCTTATGAAACAGGATACTTTTCAGATAAAAGTAAATGGAGTTACATAAAAGAATTACAATCTGCGAATAAAGACATCAAGATATATATGATTAAATTACCTATGGGTTCTTATATTGGTTCTACTAAACGAACTTTAAGAATGAGAATGTACATGCATATAAACACAGTCAAAGGATTAAAGAAAGGTTTAAAATCTTATAAAAAGAAAGCATTACCTTTTTATTATTATCTCAAAGATTGGACTGATGAACAAATAGAAGATGCATTCAGACAACCAATTATTTTACAACAATGTGAAGGTGATATATCAAAACAATTTAAATTAGAAAAAGAATGGATAACAAAGTATATCAAGAAGGGAGAGAACCTTCTAAACTACCATTGGGTTGCAAAATCCAACTAGGAACTATTTTAAAGTGGATTATAGCGATTATTACACTTGGGCAAGGTAAGAGGTTGGCCACTTGGTTTTTCGTTCGTGTAATGGGAAAAGAATCGTGTGGTTGTTGTGAAAGAGAAGAATGGTTAAACCAACTCACCTGCAAATCATTTAATGGAAATTGTAATCAAATAAAATTATTTTAATATGAATGGAGAAAAAAGAAACAATCTTTCAGTAATAGAAACATCAGATGAAAACATAGTTCTATTAGAACTTGCACCTACAAGACATTACCAATTGTGGAATAAATGGGAATTGTATGAATACCTTTTAAATTCAGACAAACCTATCAATTTTGATATTGAAGATTTTCCAATGAAAGAAACCGAATTACAAACCTATATAGAAAAATTGAAGCGATGAATACTTATACAGAAGAAGAATTAAAAGAGCTTAGAGAAGTAGTAGATTCAATTACTACACATATTCCAACTCAGATGACTGGTTATATTTGGAATAACTACAAAAGAATTGCCAATACTAACGAACGTCAACCTTGTAATTGTGGAAGTGCAGCAGGTCATTGGAGGAAGGCGATAGAGGCAATCAGACAATTTTTAAATGATAACTAGCGGTTCATTTGATGAAAATACCACACGATTAGGAATTTTATACAAGAATCATCACGACTGGCTAAATTCAGTAGCGTATAACTTATCCAAAGACAAAGACATCACACAAGATTTAGTTCAAGAACTTTATTTGTATCTTGGAAACAAAGTCAATCCTAATCTTTGGTATTTAGATTCATTTAACTTAAAATACTGTCATTCATTCTTACAAAGTAGATATTTTAATCTTGTCAAACGAGAAAATAAAAATGTTTATCCTACTCATTGGAAAGATAAAGAAGATGTTCCATATGATGAAGATTGGGATAATCTAATAAATTCTACTTATGAAATGTTAGAAGAAGAGGTGAACCGATTACAATCCACACCAATGTGGGCTAGTGCAAAGATATTTCAAATGTATGCATTTAGTGAAAAAACAATGGAAAGACTCAGCGAAGATATAGGGATTAGTAAGTCCACAACCTTTCTGAATATAAAGAAAGTAAAAGAACATCTAAAAGAACAACTTAAAAATCCATTTGATGAACACAAACACTCTAAAGAATAGAGAACACCTCTTAAAAAATGAGAATTATAAAAAATATTACGATAAAAAATTAGAAATCCTTAAAAATTACGAAGAAGAAATAATTACTGCAGGACATTCTAGAGGTGCACATAGAACTCAAAGACAAAAAGACAAGTATATAGAATTCGAACAAGAGAAGTATAGAGAGTATATAAAAAAGGTTTGTGATTTAATGTTAAAACCTGATGGTGATTTTCAAAAGTTTGTTTGGGATATTATGTCAGAAACAGATAAAGAACAAATGGAAAAAAGAGCGAGAGGTTCAAGAGATAGAATAATTGAATACTAATATATATAAATATATACAAATGATTAGTTATGAGTAAAGTTGCACAAATACAAGTAAAGGCTAGACCTAGTAAAGATAAAAAAGAAAGAGATTTCCAATTCAACAAGATGTTAAAGAAGTGGAAACGAAAGTATCAAGAGTTTGGAATTAGAGAAGAACTTATTTCTCGCAAGGAATTTCTTAAACCTTCTACCTTAAAGAAAATACAAAAGAACGAAGCGAAGAGAGAACATTATAGACAACTACAAAAGGAGAGAGAAGAATTAGGATAAAAAAATGACAGTATTATGAGTAAAATTACATTATTAAAAGGAGATTGTCTCCAAAAGTTAAAAGAGTTAAAAGATAATTCAGTAGATTCAGTAGTGACTGACCCACCATATGGTTTAGAGTTTATGGGTAAAGAATGGGATAGTTTCAAGACTGGAAGAATTAGTAAATACAAAGAAGGTGGTAGTTTAGATATAGATGCCATACAAAGTAGAAAAGGTAAAGGTGGTGCAGGACCATCTTATACTAAAAGAGCTGCAAAAAGATGCAGAAAGTGTGGAAAACAAGAATGGTCAGGTTCTCCTTGTAAATGTGAATTACCAGATTTTGAGATAGATAATTCTACACAACTTACTTTCCAAGAGTTTAATGAAGCATGGGCAAGAGAATGTTATAGAGTTCTAAAACCAGGTGGTCATTTACTTGCATTCGCTGGAAGTAGAATGTATCATAGATTAGCTGTTGGTGTAGAAGATGCAGGATTTGAGATTAGAGACCAAATAATGTGGGTATATGGAAGTGGATTTCCTAAATCACATAACATAGGAAAAGCAGTAGATAAGATACAAGGAAACAAACGAGAGGTAGTTGGTGAAATGAGAGCAGGAGAAACAGCATTAGGACAGAATAGTGGTTGGAATAGTCATAATAATATAACCGAAATACCAATAACCAAAGGAAACTCACCTTACGAAGGATGGGGCACGGCCTTAAAGCCAGCACACGAACCTATTGTAATGGCAAGAAAACCTTTTAAGGGTAGTGTTGCACAAAATGTATTAGAGTGGGGAACAGGTGGAATAAACATAGATGGGTGTAGGATAGAAACTGATTGGAAAAGTGAAAGACCTGAAAGTTGGTTTAATAGTGGTAAATCTATAAGTGGAGAACCTACCTATGGTGGTAATCTAAAAACTTTAACTGAATCAACATTAGGTGAAAGATTAAATGATGGAGGCAGATTTCCTGCAAACATAATCTTTGATGAAGAAGCCGGTAAGATACTTGATGAACAAACTGGTGAAGTTGGTAATGGTTGGAAAAAGAATTATGGTAAAGAAGATTATAATGGAAAACAATATGATAGTTCTACTAACCAATGTCAGCATGGTGGAGGATATAATGGAAAAAACACTTATGTAGATACAGGTGGAGCATCTCGTTTCTTTTACTGTCCTAAAGCATCAAGAAAAGATAGGAATGAAGGAATGCCAGAAGAAGTCCCAACATTTACTGGCAGACCTCGTAGAGAAGATGGTAGTGTAATCTATAAAGAAACACATCCTGAAGAATGGGCAAAGGCAATGGAAGGAAAACCAAGAAAAGAAAAAACATCATTGGCAGCAAGTGAAGAGATACTACAACCAACTCTTAAAGGAACAATGAATATACATCCGACTGTGAAACCAACTGATTTGATGGCTTATCTTGTAAGATTAGTGACACCAAAAGGTGGAACAGTATTAGACCCATTTATGGGTTCAGGTTCTACTGGTAAAGCGAGTGTGAGAGAAGGGTTTGACTTCATTGGTATAGAAAGAGAAGATGAGTATATGGAAATCGCTAAGAGTAGAATAGAACACGAACAATCTAAACACAATTACAGAAAGTTTTTTGATGAATAAGATATATAACGAGAACTGTATAGATACTCTAAATAGATTGGAAGATAATACAATAGATTTAGTAATAACATCACCACCTTATGATAATCTACGAACCTATGGTAATGTAACTGATTGGAGTTTTGATGTTTTCAAGGACATAGCAGACCTTCTAACAATGAAACTAAAAGATGGTGGAGTAATTATGTGGAATGTTGGAGATGCAACCGTTGGTGGTAGTGAAACTGGTTCATCATTTAAACAAGCACTTTACTTTATGGAAGAATGTGGTTTAAGATTACACGATACAATGATATATGAAAAATCTGGCATTGCATTTGCATCAGGACCAAAATCGGTAAGATACTCACAGGCATTTGAGTATTGTTTTATCCTTTCAAAAGGAAAACCTAAAACAGTTAATATCATAATGGACAAACCCAATAAGTGGGCAGGAACAAAAAGTTGGGGTAATGCTAAATCAAGAAATAAAGATGGGGAATTACAAGATAGTGGTAAAAAATCAAAACCAATTAAAGAGTTTGGTGCAAGAACTAATATATGGAGGATAGTAAATTCAGGTGGGTTTGGACAAAAGAATAAAGCATCTTACAGACATCCAGCAACAATGCCAGAACAATTAGCAAAAGATATGATTGTATCTTGGTCCAATCCAAATGATTTAGTATATGACCCATTTAACGGAAGTGGGACTACATCAAGAATGTGTATAGAAACAGGTAGAAATTATTTGGGTAGTGAAATAAATAAAGAATATTACGATGCTAGTATTAAACTATTAGAACAAACTACTAAACATAGAAAGTTTTTTGATATATAATTATATAAGATTGTTATATGATTAAATAACACAGAAAAACATGCCATTTCAAAAAGGAAATAAATTAAGTAAAGGTAGACCAAAAGGTGCAATCAATCGTTCAACTGAACAAATGAAACTAAATGTTGCTCGTGCAACTAATAGAGTTCTTGATGATTTACCTAAACTAATGGAAGATTTGGTAAAGAAAGACCCCAAAGGTGCGGTAGATGTAGCATTAAAGTTATTAGAGTTCCACTTACCTAAACAAGCTAGAATAGAGATGAGAGGTGAGATAGAACAAAGAATACAATCTATTAATGTGAATATAAACAGAAGTGGTAGCAATGAACATTGATATTAATACTACAATTACTTTTGATAATTTACTTTCAGCAAGAAAGAGAATTACACAACACATAGGAGGAACTCGTTCAGGTAAGACTTATGCTATTCTTCAATATCTTATCGTACAAGCACTACAAAGTAGAAATGATATAACCATAGTAAGAAAGACAGTTCCATCGCTTAAACGCAGTGTAATCAAGGATTTAAAGGATATTATGGTAGACATTGGTATATGGGATACCAATTCATATAATATATCAGATAGAATATATACATTCAGTAATGCATCAACAATAAATTTCTTAAACACCGATGACCCGGACAAACTGAGGGGTGTGAAATCAGATATACTTTTTATAGATGAAGCTTCGGAGATAGATGAGGAGAGTTATTTTCAGCTCAGTATAAGATGTCAAGGAGAGATTATACTTGCTTTCAACCCCACAGTAAGTCCATATCATTGGTTAAGACAATTAGAAGATTGTGAAAGATTTGTAACAACTTATTTAGATAATCCTTATCTACCAAAGGAAATGATAAAACAAATCGAAGCACTGAAAGAAAAGAATCCAAAGTATTGGAAGATTTATGGTCTTGGTGAATATGCTGCAAATGATAAAGCAATCTTTACATTCCAAATAGTAGATGATATACCAGTAGAAGAATTAGTAGGATTTGGAATGGACTTTGGGTATTCAAATGACCCAACTGCGTTGGTAGCAGTGCATAAGAAAGGTGATATGTTATATCTTAGAGAGTTAATATATGAAAAAGGATTAACAACACAAGATATCATCAACAAACTAAAAGCATTAAACATCGGTAGAGATACAGAGATATGGGCAGATAGCGCCGAACCACGATTGATAGAAGAAATTTATAGAAGTGGTTTTAATATAAAGCCGGTAAAGAAAGGACCAGATAGTATTAGATTTGGTATATCAGTATTACACAACTATGGATTATGTGTTGAAAGAACATCACAGAATCTTATTAACGAATTGTATTCTTATGAATGGGCAACTGATAAGTATGGTATTCAGTTAGACAAGCCACAAGGAGGGTTAGACCACTTGATAGATTCTATGAGATATGTAGCAATGTCAAGGTTGAGTATTCGAGAACAAAACAAAGGAAAGTATACACTTTCATTCAGATAAAAATAAATTATGGCTAGTATTATACCACAAGAATTTGCAGACAAATCAAGACAAGAATTATACGAAGATATAGTTGCACTATCACGCTATGTAACCAAACTGCGTAATGATATAGAAGATGTAGTTGCAGAAAGTAAGTTAAAGAATGCACAAATTATAAAAATGAGAGGTGACATACTTAAATTAAAATCAATGATAGGTCATCAAAATTTACACATTAGTGATTTAGTAGAACAGATAAAGAGTATAGATAATATAGAGGAAATAGAATATGAAGAAACAAATTGAAATAACAGTTCCAAAGGACTGGTCTGCAATCTCGTATAGAAAGTATTTAAAACTACAAAAGGATTTAGAAAATTACAAAGATGAAGAAGGTGGATATGAAACTACTTTACTTTATCACTTGGTTGGTATCACACCTGCAATGCTAAAGAAGTTAGATAAAGGTCTTATAGATGACATTACAAACGATTTAAGCGGGTTTCTAAACAAGAGTGAGGAATACGAACTTCAACGAACAATAACCATCGGAGATGTAGAATATGGATTCGAGCCTAATTTATCCAAAATAGAATATGGTGCGTATCTTGACTTGACAGGCAAAGAAACGATTGAGTTTAACGATGAATGGGTAGACCAACTTTCTATCTTATATAGACCGATTACAAATAAGCGAGGTGCGTTTTATGATATAGAAGAATACAAAGGAGTAGAACCTTGGGATTCAGAGAAGTGGTATGATGTAGGTATGGATTTCCACTTTGGGTGTTTTTTTTTCTTCTTTCGTTTATGGGGGGACTTACTGAACTCTACCCTGAAATATACGGCGAACCAGATGGAGATGTATCCCAACATCAAATCAATTTTGGAAAAAAGTGGAAAGGATATGCAACAATTGTGGAACTCGCCGAAGGGGATATTACCAGATTTGATGAAATTACAAAACTCCCATTAGAAAAATGCCTATTATATCTTAGTTATTTATCAGATAAAGCCCTTGTGGATAAACTTGTTCATAAAGAAACAATGGCTAAATACAAATCAAGATAAACCGAAAAATCTTTTGTTTGTTTGTTAAAATAGAAAAAAGAACTTTATGTCATTCTCACGAAAACTGCAACAAACAAGAAGAACGGGCATTTATATTGGCCCTACTCGCGGTAAATCTTCTCCTAAGAATAGTAGGAGAGGATGTCTTTGTTTAGATACTAATACCTACTCAACTGATTGTTGTGAAGGTGCTTTACAAAATCAAGGTATCGGGCAGATTGAATCTCCTTATCCAACAAGAGGAGCATTTTCTGCTGGGTTTTCGGATGGATTTGATGTTTAATGAGATATAACTACGATGAGCGAACAAAGTAAATCCCAACTTAGAAGCGAAAACAATTCGAGTTTTCCTAATAATAACACAGGTTTTATTACACCTGACAAACTAAGAACATTTAATGAGAATGTGATTGACTCAACTGTCAACCAAACTGAATACACTGCAGATTCTGCTTCGTTTGATTCTCGTATTAGTGCTATTGGTACACCTGATACAGGTTCTTTATTAGAAACTGCTTCGTTTGATAATGGCACAAGAAACCTTACCTTTACAAAAGGTGATGCTTCTACATTTGATGTAAACATACCAGACTCGCAAATAGATACGGGTTCATTTGCAACAACTGGTTCTAACACCTTTAATGGAAACCAAGTTGTAAATGGTAATGTAACTGCATCAAGGTTCTTAGCAAATAATTCAGCACACATAGACGGAACTTTACGAGTAGATAATGATACTACTATGTATGGTGATTTGTCTATTATATCAGCAACACCAAATCTAAAATTGAGAGATACAAGTGGTGGTGGTTTTAGTTCAGGATATGATTTAAGAGTAGATACTGGTTCATTTGAGATATATGATGATACACATAATAGAGATGTATTAAGCGATGTCTTTAATACATCTACATCTAAACATACCACATCTTTAACATCAGAAATTATAGTAATCTCTGGTTCAGATAGTGTAACCATATTAGGTGATTTAACTGCATCGTTACAAGAAGGATATGCATGGGTAGGTAATTCCAATACAATTGCACAAGCAGTAGCTACTTCATCTTTTGCAGGAGGAGTGCCAGAAGGAACTGCAACCACAGGCTCTAACACCTTTACAGGTAATCAAACTATAAATTCAACAAGTGATAAATCTGGTGTAATCTTCAAAACAGGTTCATCAGAATTATTTGTAGGCATCAATGAATCAGAAAGATTAGTTATTTCAAGTTCAACTGTTGAAAATTATATCGAAATAAATCCTTCTAGTGATTTTATGGAGATATATGGTAAACCAAACTTTAATAACCAATCTACATTTAGGGCAGATATAACCGTTAGAAATGTAAATACTGACGGTGGTGCTCCTTATAACTTAGGATATAAATTTGATATTGGTGAATTTACTGCCTCAATTGATGATGGATATGTTTTAGTTGGTGATGCAAACAATAGAAGTTATCAAGTACCAACTTCATCATTCGCTGGTGGTGGAAGTGATTTAACTTCACTAAATGCATTTACTGCTTCACAAGAAACTAAAAACACAACTTTAGAAACTTATACTTCTTCAGTTGATAATGATATCGCAAATTTAGAATCATTTACAAGTTCACAAGAATTACTAAACTCTACTTATGCAACCACAGGTTCAAATACTTTTGAAGGTAATCAAACCTTTAATGTAGGAGATGGTGCCTTTGCCTTAAAAGCAACTTTTAATAATAGTTTCTTTTATACTTTAGGTTCGGCAAATACAGTTGGGATACTAAAAAATGATTATAGTGAAGCAACTTCAATGGCACAAGGAACAGGATTTAACACCTATAACAGTGCTGCCGATGTAGGTTTAACTCCAAACTTAAATACTGTAACTTCACAAGGAGATGATAATCCTGGTATCTATGCATATAGTGGTTCAGTTGCACAAGATGTAATTGCACTACCAAAGAAATCTTGGGATAATAATGGTGAAGTAGAATTTAAAACACCAATTAAATCAGCTGATACTACTGTAACTGGTAATTTTTTAGTTAGTGGAAGCACTACAACAATCAGTTCATCTGTTAGTCAAGAAGGTGATTATACTATAAATGGTAAAGTTCTTTCTACCTTTGGTGCACCTGGAAATAATTCACAAATTGATTTACTAACCATTACAGGTTCAACTGACAATGATGGTAGAACTTATGATGTATTTACTGCTGGTATCCAAGATTGGCCTTCTTACGGTGCCTCTTATGTTGATTCATTCGTAATTGAGAAGTTTGATTCTTTATCATACAACTTCGGTTCAACTATGTTAGTATCAGGCCCTCGTGCAACATTGGCAACAACTGTATCGGGTTCAGGTAACATTGCAACTATTAGTGCAAGAGAGAATGGAACTGAGGCACAGGCTCTTATTGCTGGTGATAGAGTAGATATTATTGCATCGGCAGGTAAAAACACCATTAGTGGTTCAGTAGATATGAACTCTACTTTAACTGCTTCACTGCAAGAAGGCTATGTATGGGTTGGAGATGCTAGTGGTAGAACTACTACTGTATCAACCGGCTCGTTTGGTGGCGGTGGTGCAGCGTTCCCATACGATGGTGATGCACAAATTAGTGGTTCACTTGGTGTAACGGGTTCAATGAGTGGATATGTAAATTCTTTATCTATTGCATCAAATACTGCATCGGTTGATTTCACAGATGGTAATATGTTTACCCTAACTCTTGCTTCATCTGCAGAAACACATATCAACCCAACTAATATCAAGGCTGGTCAAACAATCAATATTCAGATTACACAACCTTCAACAAGTGGTTCAGTAACCTTCGCACCATCAGTATTATTCGCAGGTGGAGCAGATTATCAAGCAACTGCAACAGGTTCTGCAATTGACTTACTGACACTTGTGTCTTTAGATGGAACTAATGTATTAGCAACTTCAATCAAAAACTTTCAATAATAGATGATTGCACCAGTAGCATTTGAAAACTTACAATTTCCTGACCAAAGAAATTTAGATTGGTCTGACTTCGAGTCCATAGAATGGATGAGAGCAGGTAGAGAATACTTTACTACCGAGAATGGTATAACTTATGGTAATCCTGCTCAAGTTGGTCCTAATCTTGCTGGTAGTAGTTTGAATTACGCAGGAGGTGCACTTGCTGAAGATGGAACAATTTATGCATTAGGACACGCTGCAGATGAAATCTTAAAGATAAACACTTACGATAATACTTTTACATCTCAATCATACTCACCTGTTAACCCATCATCAAACTCTTGTGCATATTCACCTTTTACTAATTGTGTATATTTTGATTCAGACAAAGGTATTGTAAAATATGATGTAGACACAACAACTACTACTTTAGTTTCAACACCTTTCTCAGGTCAAGCAACAATGGTAGGATTTTCACACGATGGTAGATACTTGTATTTTCACGGTTTCTTTACATCGCGTAAAATGTATTACTATGACATATTGTCAGATACTGTTACTGATACAGGCACTAGTTTTAGTGGTGATAGAATTACAGGTTGTTTATCGTGGAACAATAAATTCTTTATGGGAGGTGGTGGAGGTTCTACCAACTTCTTGATGTATGACCCTGTTGCAAACTCAGTAACTACATTTGGTTCAACATCTGCTGACCGATATAGAAACTTTATACAATACTATGATGGATATATGTATACTTTCGGTGGTTATGGTGCTGCACAAATCAAAAGAGTAGACCCTGTAACACTTGATGTAGTAGATGTATATACAATGGGCTCTTCAGGATATAATTGGAATGATTATGAAATTGGTTGTGATGGTAAGATTTATTGTGTAGGACAATCTAATACACTAGGAGTATATGACCCACGAGATAATACATTTACAACTAAAACTCTACCAGCAAGTTCGTATGAAGGAATAGTTATGGGTGCAAATGGTGATTTGTATTGTATTCCTTGGAATACTAATATTGCTGCAATAGTACCAATACAAAATAATGGTAGAGTAATGACAGAATTACAAAATTGGAATGGAATTGTGATGAGACATCGCGCAACTTAAATAAAAATAGACAAATCTATAAAGGTTTGTTATAGTAATAACCACAAACATAAAGAGAGATTATATTATGAACGCAAACACAGTATTAGGCAAAGTCCTTACTTTACTTTCGTTGAAAGACGAGGAAGTTAAACTTGCTTTTGCTAGATTGGCTGACGGAACTCTTTTAGAATCCCCAACCTTTGATGTAGGTGAGGAGGTATCTGTGATTTCAGAAGATGGAACTAAGACACCTGCACCTGATGGAGAACACGAATTAGAACTTCGCGATGCAGAAGATAATGTAGTTCGTTTCAAAATCATTACGGAAGGAGGTGTTATCAAGGAACGTGAAAATGTTGAACTTGAAACCGAAGAGGAAAAAGAAGAAGAGATGGAAGCTGAAACAGTAGAAGTAGAACCTCTACCAAACACAACTGATGAAGACCCTGCGAACAAAGTAGCAGAGTTTGAGGAAGAAGAACTTCCATCTGAAGATGAAAAAGAAGTAACTATCAACTTAGAAGATGTTGCAAAACAAGTAGAAGAGATGGCTATTCGTATCGATGAGCTAGAAAAGAAACTTGAAATGCAAGAAGAAGAAATTATTGAAGAAGAAGAGATGGAAGAAGAAGATGTTGAGGATAAAAAACTTGATGGAGCTCCTATTGAGATGTCATCAGTAAGAAAACCTGCTAACAAAAACATCGTTAGAAACTACCACAATTCAGTTCTTTCAAGAATGTATAGAAACTAAAAATATTAGGAAAACAAAACAATGAGAAAATTACAAAACTTTACAACTGGTAATCCATCTATCACTTCTACCTATGAAGGTGAAGCTGCTGCGGATTACATCGCTGCTGCGTTGTTGAGTGCAAAAACTCTTGACAATCAAGCAATCACAATCAAGCCCAACGTGAAGTTCAAGGAAGTTATTCAGAAATTAGATGTATCAGGTATCGTGCAAGATGCTTCGTGTGATTTCGCTACTTCAGGTTCAGTATCTGTATCTGAAAGAATCCTTGAACCAAAAGAATTACAAGTGAACTTATCACTATGTAAATCAGAATTCGTAGATTCATGGGAAGCATTATCTTTAGGATATTCTGCTTTTGATGAAATCCCAAGAAACTTTACAGATTACTTAGTATCTTATGTAGGTGGTAAAGTTGCAGAAGCAACTGAAACATCTATCTGGCAAGGTGCTGCTGCAACTAACGGAGAATTCGGTGGATTTGAAACTGCATTCTCAGCATCTGTTGCTACAGGTGGTGCTACTGATGTTAATGCTGCCGCTTCTGGTGGAGCAGTTATCTCTGGTTCAGTAACTTCTGCCAACGTAGTAGATAAACTAACTGGTGTAGTTGAAACTATTCCTTCTACTGTATATGGTAAAGAAGATTTAGTAATCTATGTTGGTACTAAAGTACTTAAAGCATGGCAGACTTCACAATCAGGTGTAACTAATATTGGTTCATTCAACAACCAATTAAATGTTGGTGAGAAACCTCTAAACTTCCAAGGTATTGAAATCGTTCACTGTCCTGGTATGTCAGACGATAAAATCGTTGCAGCTCAAAAATCTAACCTATTCTTCGGTACTGGACTTTTATCAGACTACAACGAAGTGCGAGTTTTAGATATGGCTGATTTAGATGGCTCTCAAAACTTTAGAGTAATCATGCGATATACTGCAGGTACTCAATTCGGTATCGGTCAAGACATCGTTTACTACGGAGCATATTAAAAAACAATTTAGAATGGGTGGGGAAACCCACCCTTCTTTTTAACAAAAAAAGGAGAAACCTATGGCATGTGATTTAAGCGCTGGGAGACAGGAGGTTTGCAAGGAATCAGTAGGAGGTTTACAAGGTGTTTACTTTATCAACTTCACTGGTTCATTTGGTAAAACTGCAAATGTAGATAGTGACCCGATGGGTTTAATTGATACATTACCAGAAAGTAGTTCTTTATACTACTATGAGCTAAAGGGGACTTCTGCTTATACTGAGACAGTCAATTCATCTCGTGAAAACGGAACAACTTTCTTCTCGCAAGAACTTACTTTGAACTTGAAGAAACTTACAAATGAAATGACCACTCAATTAAAATTGTTGGCTTACGGTAGACCACAAATTATTGTTTGGACTAAAGCCGGAGATGCTCTATTAGTTGGTGAACAGCATGGAGCAGATTTGACTGCAGGTACAATTCAAACTGGTGGTGGTTTAGGAGACCTTTATGGGTATTCTATTACTATGACTGCTGAAGAGAAATACCCAGCTGCATTCATTAGTGGTTCTACATCAACCAAAGCCATTCAAGATGCAGTTCTTAATGGTTCAACAATTGTATATAGCTAGAAACCTCTATTATATATAACCTTCAACCGAAAGACCCTTCTACTTAGTAGAGGGGTTTTTTCATAACGATAAGTTATTATTGAGTTGTTATAATCTTAAACAAAGATAATAGATAGATAATGCTTACTTATTACATCTCACAAAGTAATGGATTCGTAGTTAGAACTGAAAATACGGGCTCTTCTAACCTCACATTAAATTTAGAGAACTTATACACACACGTGACAAGTTCTTATCTTTTAACAGGTTCAGAGGGTTCATATGATTTTCGTGATTACGAAAACATCCTTGAGTTCACTGCCTCACTAGAAGGTTCAGTAGAACAAGGACAACAGTATCGTGCAACCATAACTGATACAACAAGTTCTATATGGAGAGGTTCAATAGAAGTATTTGCATCACAGAGTGTAGATAAATCTCAATACAAGACACAAAGAGATGGATACACCTCATCACCGACTAATAATGATTATATTGTATTATGAAACAACAACACAATTTTAGCGTAGTCAATTTTACAAGAGAAGAAATTCCAATTGTAAAGGAAGATACAAAGACAAGGTATCAATGGGTGCCAGTTGGCATCAATGACCAAGATGATTTCTTCAATCTTGTAACAGAAGCGTATAATACATCTACTACTAATGCAGCTTGTATTGATGGTATATCAGATTTAATTTATGGTAAAGGTATCAATACTGAAAATGAATTATTTCAACCTACCCTTGTAAAACTAATACCTGATGGAGAACTACAAAAAGTTTCTTTTGATTTAAAACTCTATGGTAATGCTGCATTCCAAGTTCTATGGAACGATGACCATACAAGAGTAATCAAAATGTATCATGTTCCTGTACAAACACTTCGTGCAGAGAAGTTGACTCATACTACAAGAGTTCAAGCGTATTACTATTGTACTGATTGGGATGATTATAGAAAACAAAAAGATAAGATTAGAATACCTGTTTTTGGAACATCAGAAGAAGATAGAGAAATTGTATATATCAAAGAATACGAACCTAATAGATACTACTACTCATTACCTGATTGGATTTCTGCATTACAATATTCATTTACTGAAGCAGAGTTATCTAATCTACACCTCAACAATATAGAAAATGGTTTCTTACCAGTTGCAATGGTAAACTTCAACAATGGAGTTCCTGCACCTGAAGAAAGACAAACCATCGAGGCATTGATGGAAAGTAAGTTCTCAGGAACTCGTAACGCAGGAAGGTTTATGGTGTCATTTAACGATGATGCAATCAACAAGCCAACCATAGATACCATTCCTATTGAGAACCTTCACGAGAAATATCAATATGTTGCAGAGTATGCACAAGATAGAATCTTGGTTGCCAACCGAGTAGCATCACCACTTCTATTTGGTATCAGAACTGCTGCAAATGGTTTCTCATCACAAGCAGAAGAAATGAAAACTGCATATTCAATCATGCAGACAATGACTATCCAACCATTCCAACAATTGATTATCGATAGTATAAACAAAATCTTAATTGAAGGTGGATACGATAAACAAAATCTATACTTTGAACAATTGACACCTCTTGTAATCCTTGCAGATACTGCTGATGAAACT